CAGCTCTATTATTATCCGTAAAGTTAGCAGAAGCAAATATATATGAACTTGTAGCACCTGACCATAAAAATCCAAATCCACCACTACCACCAGTTACGATTCCATCCCGTGTAAAGGTGGTTTGTGTTAGGGTGTTGGTGTCTCCACTCACACCGAGTTGATAAGTGCAATCGTACACTAGTGCGGATTGAACTGAGTTTGAAGTTGATTGGATGGATACTACCCTTGCTCTGTCAGTGTGAACATACTGCCAAGTATCATTAGTTTGACTAAACTCCGCAATTGTCTCACCAGTAAACCCAAAGGCAAAAGGCTCTGTAAACGCTCCATTCACATTCTGAAGACGAAGAAGACCGTAACCAGTTTCATTACTGGGTAGATAGTCTACAATTTGTGCCGTTGCTTTCGACTCTCTTCCGATGATGTAGTTGTTTGCGGTAAACAAGTTCTGAGACAATTCACTCGCATTCGCAGATTCAATCTTCAAGTCTCTTCGCACATTTGTGCTTGAATTAGCAATCCTAACAGGATTTCCATCGCTATCGAGGAACTGTGGATCGGTGTCGTTGAGAATAGGGTTTCTGATAATTCCATATTCTAGCACATCATTTGTTGTGCTTAGACCCGTAACACCACCTTCGTCTTCGCTAAACGATACCGAGATTGAAAGAACATTTGCAACGAACTCTCTTGTTGAATCAAATCCATGTCCACCCAAAGGAGACATTTGTGCATCAAGAGTAATTCCACTATAACCCGAGGGTCCGGTTACTGAGGTATTTGCGTAAGAGTAATTGATTCCTGCATTTTTTACCCTACAGCCTCGAAGTAGTTTTGCAGAGGGTGCGGTTTTGTCGTATACACCAAATTCAAGGAACGCTTCTGCACTGACTCCATCACCCTCAATGATAACAGTTGGAACAATTTGATAGATGTCGGATGTCGATAGAGATCTAATTAGATTGTCTTCGAGCGTAATTGTTCGTGTTCCTGCGTTGGTCGCAATGATCTTTGATCTAAAACCTGCACCTGCACCTGTTAGAACAACGAACGTATAAAATAGATAAGCACTAACATCTGATGCGTTTGGATCTGTGTTTGGAAGCACTACAGTTGCCTGTCCACTAAGGGATCCACTTTTCAAAGCGTTTGTTGAGGGATCTCCAATTTGAACATTTGTTAGTGTAGATGACAGATTGACATATCTCTGACCCGAAGTGGCTATATCAATGTGTTCGATACCACCAGAGTACGCATTAGCACGAACATCAAACTGTCTTTGGGTTACATCATCAAGTCCGCGTGTGGTGATACTTTGAACGGGGATATATTCATCCGTGATGGCGGATCTGAGAGACTCTGGGATGGTGTACATATATTTCCAAATATAACCATCTCGGGTGGATACAGTGCCGGTTGTCGTGGTGGATGTGGGTTGATATGTTGACGCTGCACCATTGTTATTTGAAATGACTTTATACACGTTGAATTCAGGTGTCATCGCATGAAAGGTTGCACCGGAGATACCAAGATCATCTGTGAACTCATCATAAAAAGTGCCTTTAGTCCACGCATTTTTGGGGATTAGAAAATTGACATCATTTGGACCAATAGCCTTCATTGCAATAATCTGTCTTCGGGAATCAATTTCCGCAGAAACAGTATCGGCTTGCTGAACCTCATTTCCATCCGTCCAGCCTGTAGGTCGTGCAATGTAAAAGAACAGATTCTCATCATCATTCTTCTCAATAGAATCGATGATAGAACTTGTAATATATCGTTTGAAGGTAGTCTTCAAATTATTTGGAGTTACTGTCAATTACATTCTCCTACGGTGTTTGGTAGTGTTGCGAAATCTGTCGAATTGCTTGTGCGGAACTCAAGGACGCTTTACTCGAACTACTAACACTATCTTCCCTCTGTCTCTCTATGTATAGGAAAGGATCGATCTGTACTTGAGAAAATTTTACTCCAGAACGGATGCCGGTGATTCCTCTAGAGTTTGGATGTGCGAAGATTACCCAATAAGATCCCTTGTTGTCAAAGTCCCCAGCATCGGCAGTAACACTAAAGAAACCGGGAAGAGCGGTTCCTCCGTGGGTTGATGTGACTCCTTCAGAAAAATACCACATTGGTCCGGTTACACCGGGATCCCATGTAATACCTGCTGGATCTGTAGATGCAACAAAACCATAAGTTGCACCGTGTGTTGCGTCATTGAATGACGGACCTGTTCGACTAGCCTCACGGTAGAAAATATCACCATATCTAATGGCAGTTCTTGCAACGGCGGACTGGTGCGGGGTTGATCCACTCTCATCAGAAGCAGATGCTCCGCTATTACCGTTGTACCCAAATGGATACAAGTCCTTACCAGCAGAGTTGAGTCTTAGATTTTCAGTGGTGTTGAAAGAGTAGGGTGTGTAGTGACCGAGGGTAGAAATTTCAAATGAGACTGCACTATTGTTTATCTCTTGAGTAATTCCATATCCAATGGATGAAAGATAACTTCCAAACATCTTCATACCGGCTGGGTGAACGATGTCTAGGAATGATTGCTTATACTTTTCAAGCGTAATGTTTGTCCTGAGTTGATAGGAAAACTCTTGATAGAAGTAATTATCTCGTAGTTTTTTACCTGAAGAAATCTTACCATCGTCATTCAGATAGATGCCGGGATACTCTGCTTGTCCTCCAACTGAAATTTCAAACGATGCTCCTTCACCTTTGAAGGTGCCAATATCGAAAGAGACTCCTTGGGTCGTTGAAGAAGAAAATAGATCATATCCTCCTGCATCCTCCATACCATGACCCATGAAGTTATTTGGCATGTAAAATTCTAAATTCTCGTACTCGGTAAATTTATGGATGTGACTTTCATCCCCTGCTGCCAAAGAAGATGTATAAACTGGATAGTAGTATCCCTTTGTATCGCTGTAATTTTTATCTGTTCCGAATACAGCAAAAGGACCAACAGTGACAGATGGTCTATAGTCAAGACCATGATCAATCATCTTAGTCTCTACAATCTCTCCACGAATACCTGTTGCTGTAACAATAGCCTTTGCACCTTGACCTGTTTCATCAACGGATGTGATATTGATCACATCACCTACATCATAAAATCTACCCGATGTAATTGCATTGATATTTGTTACGATAGGATAGATGTATTCTTTTTGCGTTACATCATCCGCGGCATCTACATTTTTTTGTAAGTTGTCCGTTACAGAATTCAACGATTCGATATTGGTCAAAAGGAAACCAGGCTCGTATGTGCCATTGATGTTTGACATTGTTATTTCAGCAAAGGTATTTGTTTTTGTACCGTATCTAATCGCTACGTTTTCTACCTTCGAGTTTGCAATTACTTGATTGCCTTTTACCTGATATACAATGTTCCCGATAGACGCAAATACGTTGTTCTCTCCGGTTTCTCCACTTGGTCCAGTTAGACCCATATCAACAGTGTAAGTTGTTTTGATGATAGGTTGTGCATACCATTTACCGTGAGAGGTTTTTAGAATGTCTTCTTTCGGATAATAGAATGAGAGGTATGTATCCTTTAGAATTCTCATCAACAACTTGAAAGACTTTTCGGTTCCCTTTGCTCTGTAGAATTCTTTGACTCTTTTGAGTAGTCTTTTTTCATCGACGGGAGTGTTAGTTGCCTTGTCAATTGCAAGATCTTTTGGAAAGGGATTCAAATACTGAAACTTGAAATGCTGGATAAACTTATCGAGTGTATCATCAATATCACCCACATCTCTAAGGAAGAAACTAGTTTCGCCAGGATTCCCTTGTGTTTCAAGCCACTCGAAGTATGCTTCGACGAAGGTGATAAACTTGGGGTGATCTACTCGGATGAAATCTGGAGCCTGCTCCGCAATCAGTGGGGATGTATGATAGCGAACTGTAGGATCGGATGTGAGAGAAACTCCCGACCTTACAATATCCTGAGTGCCACCAAAGAGGATCAGCATACTCATCAGTAACCACCGCCTCCACCACCACCGGATGATGAACCACCGCCTCCACCACCGGATGATGAACCACCGCCTCCACCACCAGACGAACTACTTGAGGAGGATGATGAACTACTGGAAGAGGAGGCACTTTCTCCTACAGCAAACGTACCAGATGCTTGACCTACACTATCCGTAACGACATTTAGAATACCACCTCTACCTCGATTGCTAATCATTCTTTCATCTGCTTGTCTCTGAGTCGAGATAGCACTGACCAGAATTGCCTGTCCGTCGAACGGATCGAATGTAAGAAGTTGCTCCCGATCAGAGAATACATTTTGATCAGCAGGTTTCGCCGTGATCCTAACATCAGTACCCCCGTCGATTCCAGTGGGTCTGAAGTCTTTGATGTCTACTCGTCCTGTCGAGTAATCCACGGTTCCCACATTAGAGTACACAACTTCAATGGAGGAGTCGTTGTTGATCTTGAAGATTCTCATGGCTCCGTTTCCATCATCTTCTAGATAACCCACAAATCCTGTTCCGTTATCATCTTTGTAATTGAATTGTGTGCTTTTCACCACGGAGATGTGACCATCATGAGGATGGAAGATCGGGTTGTTGAATTTAGCAACGTAGTTGCCCGGTCTAATAAAGTCTGGTGTGATTCTTTTTTCGAGTGTAATCCTCAACTCATTACCAACAACTGCATCACTTACGTCATCCAAAAGACCTGTTAGTGCAGAGAAGTAAAGATCCGCGCCGAACTTTTCAAGTTCCTCATCGACGTATGATCGAAGTTGAACTTTGATTAGGTCTTCGATTCCGCCTTTACCCAAGTTTGTTTTACTCTGATTGAAAATAGTTTTTACATTGAACAGAAGATAGATCGGATCGGGATCCTTGATCTCAGGGATGATTGAGACAATTGTTCTTTTTCTCTTGATGTCATTGATGATTTCAAGTTTTGTGGCATCATCTAGAGTTAGACCCACTCTTGGTTTTAGAGCAACAAAGATCTTACCATACTCAGGGGGATCGTTATCCTGACCACCCCACACATAAGCAGATTCGATGTCCGCATAGTCTCTGACCAGCATCGTACCAAAATCATTTGCGGTTACGGATCTTTCTTGTGCTGCGTATGATCTTGGTGCGTGATACTTTATTGATCTAATACTCTCAGGAGGAGAGCCGCCCGCTGCTGATGCAATCGTATCAACAGTAAAACTACTTAGAGTAAAGGATCTGATTCCTGATGTATTCAAATCATTTCTACCAACACCGTTCGCTGCATCTCCATTTGTAAGGACGTACTGCACAACAATTACACTGCCATCTGTAGGTTTTTCTCCTACGATGTTATCACCAAAGAAAATTTCAAACCTACCATTTTCTACCTCTTGAAGATGATAGACCTTATCTGTATCTTTGACCTCATTGAGATCAGACGCAAGTTGCCACTTAGTGCTATATCCTGTATTATCTGTAAGGGAGTTTTGCACCCGAACGGTAAGTGTGCTAGTATCAGCATTTTCAGGTAAGACAAACTTTTGACTGGGGTTTGTATAATCCACTACGAAAGAAGTTGTCTCTAGAGTACCCTCGTATAGTTTTACGTTGTCTGCACCATACAGACCAGCATCACCTGTTGCTGCGATTGAGACATTATCAATTGGAACAAAGTTGTAAGTAACCGATCCCACAGTTCCCTTGATCGGAGTGCCTGATAGGATGGTAGTTTCGCCCGATCCAGTAATATTGACAGTTGCGGTTGCAGCACGAATTGAATTTGGAGTGTATCCAAGATGTTTTGCAAGAGAAACTACAGAGTCACGCTTGATCGCCGTATCAAGAAACATCTCATTTGCAACCATGTTGGTATAGAAGGATTGATAGTGGGTGTTGTATGCAAGAAGATCCAGCAGGTAATTCATACCTGCTCCCTCAAAGTTATAGTCTTTGAATTCGTCCTGACCCCGAAGGAAGTCTTTGAAACTACTCTTCAGTGTATCGAAGTCCAAATCTGCTACTTCTAGTTTCTTGCTCAGATCGTCAAATGACATTATCGTATCCTCTCTAGGGGGAATGTGAGATCAGCGGTTCCCGGTTGTCCTACTACTTCAAAGCGAATGCTAACCTCAAGTCTATTGTCTCTCTCCACGAAAAACACGGTCACATCATCGAGTACAACTCTAGGTTCATAATTTTCAATTAGGGTTCTAATGTTTCTTTCGAGTTTGATTTTTACAACCGGCGTAAAGTTCTCAAAGAGAAGATTCCTAACACCAGATCCAATTTCGGGGTGAAAAAACTTCTCTCGGGGGTTGGTAAGAACAAGGTTACGAACAGATCTCTTGATAGCCTCTGTGTTGTTTTTCATAGTGACATCGCCCGACACTGGGTGTCGTTCAAAGTCAAGGTCGAGATCTCGGAATCGTTTGCTTGCTGGCATACTTTATTTATTTCTGTTTTGCTAATTCTACTTGAATAAGCCTTGATTTTTCTCTTACCTCGAACTCTACAAGATCATCCGCAACCTCGTCAGCCTTACTCAAAGAACACCATTCCGTACAAAGGAAACCTGTGATTACAGCACCCGACACATCGTATAGTGGAATGAGACTAAACAAAACAACTTGTTGACTTTCGAGAACACGCTTCCAATGACAATCTGGTAGACTGTTTACCATAACAGGTTTTGGTTCATTTCTCACCACATGCTCAAGCAACTCAACATACAAGGTAAGAAGAACATCTTGAGAGTCAAGTCTTACATCAGAGACACCGGGATTCGTTGATTCGTGTGTGAGGGAAAACTTCTTCATCGAAGTCCCATCTAAAAACTCCCCACCATTATGAAAATGACACACCAGAGTTCTACATCCATCAAGCACCACTCTAAGTTCTGTTAGGTACTCATGTATCCTACTATGCATACTAAGAAAACTCTCTGAAGTCGGAGCCTGTTTAGACCAACACCTTTTCAGGTTTTTTCGTCTTGATTTGATAGCAGGATAGATCATGAGAAACCCTGCGATTATGGCAGCGATTACCATACCTACTTCAGCCCAAGATCCAAAAACATCAACTGTGAAAAACTGATTATCCATCCGTGTCCTTACTGTTATCCGTTTGCATGTACATCAGGGGAATGTGTCATACACTTAGACCCACAACAAACGGGATCACCTCTTCTAGCAACCTTCAAGGTATTAGCAAAGACATTTGGTGAACCATCGCATTGTGTAGATGCATGTGTGGGAGGTCCACAGGAGTGTGGATTCCACGCATCCGTTACTCTATGTATAGGAATGGCGTTTACAAAAACATTAGGAGACCCTTGTGCAGATGGTCTCGGTGGGAAACATCCATGTCCTGTGCAGAGATCGCCTTTTCTGTGTACTGGTGGCATACTAGTATTTAGGACACAGAAACGAACTCGAAATCGTCGTTCTGTATCGCTCCAAAGTTTTCGGTTCCATAGAATCGGTAGAGAGTAGAGTCTCTGTGAATACGGTAATCTT